GTTAGCTATTAGGTGGAGGTGTACGCGCCGTAGAACGCTGACTGAACAGAAATCGTGATTGTGATCGTGTTCGCATCAGTTAGCTGTGGGTTAACCTGAATCGCCTCAAGCTTACCAATCCAGTAGTACTGGCTATTCTCAACAGTGCCCGTGCCCATGCCGGTGCTATTAGTTGAGTTATAGTTAGAAGGCTGAGCATTGAGTAGTGTGAAACGGAAGCCATACTGCTTGCCGTCACCAACTAGTGAACCAAGATAGTTCGCAGTGTTCTGCCAGTCAGTACCAACGTAGTTCAGGGTTAGTTCCATTGAAGGAGCATCGGCCTGACCCTGGATCTGCTGTGAGGTCTTTGAACCGTAGGCAGCAACGTTAACAATGTTTGGTGGCGTGCCCATTGAAGGGAACTCACGAACATTCTTGATACGGGTATATTCGCCGGCAGCAACAGTAACGGCAGCACCGTTAGCTAGTTCCGCGGCAAATAGTGCCTGCCAAGTCGTCTGATCTCCTGGAACAGAAGAGATCGTCTCACGGCAGATTGATAGGTCGGAAAATAGACCAGCACCAATTGAAGAAATATGAGCCATTTAAGTAACCTCGAAATAATTGAACGGAATTGTGTAAGTCACTCTGTAAAGAGTTGAATCATCCTTATCTATACCAGAAACATTCATTGAACTTTTGCCTAACTGTACAGTCCCAGTATTAGAGTTCAACAATTTTCCTACAAGATAGGTATCCAATTTATCTGCAATAATTGAAGCTTTCTTTGGACCCTGGTTAGCACCTGTGAAGATGTCTATCATCAAGATTCCAGAAACTGATGCAAGATTTAAACCACTTGTTCTTGGGATTATCGCTACTCGAATGAATTCGTCCCCAACACCAGTCGTTTGAAAATTGGCTGGGAACGTCTTCACCTTTTCAGATTTCCAAACTGTACTACCAAATACTTCAAAAATACTTGTATCTAGATTTGTATACTTTCCCATTAGTTTTCCTTGAAGACTTCAACAGTAGTAATAAATCCATCTGATTTAATTACTGCGCCAAGTCTCCATGAATTAGAACCAATGATCATAGTATCAAAAGCTTTGATATCACCGATATCTCTTACCATTAACATGGCAGTTTGTTTTACTGTATTATGTTCTTTCGAACTTTGTACAGAATCGAGAATTATTGCCTTTGTAGAAACGTTAAGATCTGTTGATGACTTTACAGCACCACTATTAAAGTCGAATGTAGAACTCTTTTTAACTAGTACTACATTTTCAGCCAAGTCTTTGACTAAATTAAAGGCTTTACTAATATTACCTTGAATCAAAGAATTGTATCCCATTAGTTAGCCCTCCACCATGAATTACCAGCCTTTAATAATAAAGGTCTAATAACCCGTTTTACAGTTCCAGGGATAACACTAGGTGCTCGTGTGATATTTAAAGCAATACCACCGATGGTTAGATCTTTAACGAATCCAGTATCATCTAACAAACCATCTGTATTTATTAAATGATAAGCTAATTCAAAACAAGCATTTTCTACTCTCTTTGGTACAGTACTAGGAATAGCTACTTCATATCCAATTAATGGATCAAGAAAATAGCCAGCCCTAGGAAATGCGAGAGTCTGCGATTCACTTATGGCTACCCCAACCCAACTAAGATCGTTTAGTAGTGATGAGGCTGTTACAAGAGCCTGTGCTTTCATTGATGCACTAGCTGATACCCAAGCGTCTGTATCAATTCGTGTTTCAAAGTAAACTTCGGCTTCAGCAACGGTTACATAAGAATTAGTACCTTTAACTAAAGCCATAAGTGCTTCCTATATTATGAGTGGAAAATCGGTAGAATGCCAAGGCTTAGAGCAGATGAGAACTTACGATTCCAAACACCGGTGGTGCTGGCAAGCGTACCGGACACAACGCTGGTTAGTGCAAGCTGAGAAGCACCTTCCATGGTGGCCATGTAAGCAGCATCGTCTGGGAACACACTATCAGCACCGACCCAATCGTAACCGGCTGGAGCCATGACATAGCCCCAACGATGCCAGATGTCGGTTGTACCGCCACCCTTGTAAGCAGCACCATTACGATATACTTCAACAGGCTCAGGAATGGCAAGAGAAGCCATCGCTAG